TTTTTTCATCATATTCCATCAAGTCTTTAATCCAAGACTTGAACATATATCCTTCCTCAGCAACACAGATGAGGTAATTGGTTCCTCTACGCATTACTTCACCAATCAGTCCAGTATTCAAGTTCTGAACAATATCACCTATATTAAAAATGTTTCCATTGATGTAGTTTTCACGCAAAGTCTCCATATCATATTTTGGAGCGATTTCCCAAAGACCAAAACTTTCTTTTTTAACCTTTACCTTTTTAGCACCCATTCCTTGGCGAACCGCATCAAAGAGAGTTTGAGTTTCTCCATCATCTAAAGTTTTAGGAGTTCCTTTACGGAAAGAATTAAAGTCATTATCAGTAACTGCTTTTCTCATTTTCGATGCAGACATTCCCTCAACACCCTCAGCATCAGCGTCTCTTACACCAGCAGAGATAACACGAATTAAATCAAAGTTATAAAGGTTTCCATTATATTTTTGTGCAAGATTTTCAAACTCTGCTTGACGGTCAGATCCAACGACAATATTCACATTACCATATCCATCTTGATCTGCCGCAGTGAGAACATCAAATATAGTTGCCATCTTATAGTCATTAATAATTCTTTCCCCAAACTCAGGGAACATCTTTCTCATATAAGAAATTTTAGTATCAGGATCTAATGGGTTCTTCTTAGGGTCCTGAGTTCTTGATGGATATATTTTTAGATCGCCTCCAGCAGATGCTCTTGCTGCTGACTTTAAAAGTTTTTCGTGCCCAACAGTTGGTGGATTAAATCTACCGAACACCACCGTTAGAGTTGGTGCTTGCTCTTCTCCAGACTGTTCTTCTGGGGGTACTTCTTGTGCTTGCTGAGGTGCTGCTTGTGGTTCTGGTTGTGCTGCTTGTGGTTGCTCTGGAGTAGCAGTTTGTTTTGGTTCAGCAGTTGTTTCTGGTTTTGCTTTTCCCTTTCTTTCGCTAGTAAACTTAAGTTTTCCAGCCTCAGTTCTTGCCACTACTTTACCACTACGATCAACCCAACCACCATGACCATCACCAACAAGACCAAGTTTCTTGGCTTGCATTGATGCTTGCGATTGAGTTGCTTCCGATACGAATTGTAAAAAACTTTTCATTAATGTATTTTACAGCACTTTCTTTTCTTTATATATTTATTAAACACCAATATTCCCAACTTGTGGATCCCAATTTGAAGGTTGTTTAAATATCTTTTCAGTTTCTATCATCATTTTCAACTCAGAGATAGATGCCTCTTCAGGTCCTGTTATTTTTGATCTATTTTTAAATCTTATCTGAAACAAGGGTTTATTAATTTCTTGAATAAAAAACTTTACATTACTGCCAACTTTCTTTGCAATTAAATTTGGATATCTTTTTTGTAAGGCGTTTATATATTCAATACTAGATTCGTAAGTAGCACCAACTCCAATGGATACAACCTGAGCGTAATCTTTACCAAACGCCGCTTTTTTTAGAAAATCCCATGCTTTAGCAGATCCAGCACCAACTTTAAAAGACTCAACTAATCCATCAAGAACTTCATTATAAAGCATTGTTGTGTATTTAACTTTTTGAAATTTTTCGGTTGGAGTTCTTGCTTGTCCATCTAGAAATGCATATTGTTGAGTATTAATTCCAAGATTAAAAGTCTCATTAATTCTCATCATAGATTTATAAGGACTTTCATTTGAAATTGTTTTACTTGGAGTTTTTCCAGCTTTTAATGAATAATTCAGATTTCTATTCATGATTGGAGTTCCATTAATTGTAATATTGACAGCAACATCCCCTTTCAAATCCCCACCAGACAACTCTCCACCAACACCATCAGCAACAATAACAATATCCACTTTTTCTGGTTTGTTATTAAGCAAATATTGATCTTGCGCTTGTCTCAAATCTCTCTTATACTTTGTTGCCGAAGTTACAACTTGTCCAATAAGACTTTGTATTACAGATTCTTTTGTATTGTCAAAATATTTTTTACCAAAAGCACTAGAAACTTCTCCTTCTTTTAAACTGACTTTCAAAGTTATAGTAACAAAATCTGGAACATAATCTGGTTGAGATCCACTGGTTTTTAATTTAAACTGCTTTCCTCTAAAAAGAACTTTAGTATATGCCGCACGAGTATACATCGCGCTACTAACTTGTCTGCGAATAGAATTTACGTTAGCGCCAGTTAATTGTCTACTAGGAGCATCACTTTCGCACATTATTAACCCAACAGCGATGGCGAATATACCCTCCATCACAGATCCTAGATTTACTGCCTTGGACATAGGACTTACTTTTTAGGTATTTAGAATGGAGAATAGGAGACTCGAACTCCTGACTCCCTGCTTGCAAAGCAGGTGCTCTACCAGACTGAGCTAATTCCCCGAACAAAGACATTATAAAACCCCTCAACTAAAAAGTCAAGGGGTTAGAGCAACCTTCCGATTTATTTATCAACCACGCTTGGCACGAAGTTTAGCAAGAACTGCTCCTGCTACTTTTTCACCACGCTCTTTGGAGCCATAACGCTTACCAGCAGATGCAGCAATCTTTGCAAATGCTTTACCAGGTTTGCCAATATCCTTACCTGCTCTTGCTGCCTTTGCGGAATATGATGCTTCTTCTAGCTCTTCATCATCCTCATCGTCTTCTTCAGACTTTTTGGACTTCTTACCTTTCTTCATTTCCTTTTCATCCTCTTCATCATCTTCTTCGCCCATTGCTTCAACAATGGCATTAATATCTTCAGCGTTTAGTTGATTTGCCATCATCCACTCTGCCTCTTCCAGAGTTTCTGCGTATCCTTCTGCTTGGAGGAACTCAAGGACTATATCAAAGATATCTACTTCTTCATATCTAGTATCTTCAACAGACTTACCTGCTCTTCTTGCTGCTTTGTTTCCAGCACCTCTATCAGCGGCACCAAAATCACTCTGTTTTGATACACCCTTTTCACCTCTTCCACCACGCTTTGATGGACGCTTCGCTGGATCAGCACTATGCATACGGGTATAATCTGTTCCGCCTGGTTTTCGGATTACCGTTTTAATGCGTTCGCCGCTTAGTGCTTCATCAACTTCTTGAGGAGCATATACATCAGCATATGCTTCAATCATTCCTTTAACATTGGAAGAACTAAGCATATCATAGCTTGCCTTTACAACCGTTGGGGTTTTTTCGGCAGCAGCAGTTCCTTTGTTATAAAGAGACTTATTAACTTCTGCTCTTGAACCACCTTGTTGTCTGATTTTTTGTGCTTGAGCAAGTCTTGGATTTGCCTTTGCCCAAGTATCCATAGCACTTGGTTTTTCCGCTGGTTTTGCTGGTTCAACCTTAGCAGCAGATCCTAATGCTGCTGGTTTTGCTCCACCAGTTGCTGCTGGCTTGGCGGCAGGTTTTGCTGCTGCTGGAGCTGCTGGTTTTGCTGCTGCTGGTTTTGCTGCTGGTGCTGTAGCAGCAGGTTTAGCAGCAGGAGTAGGTGCTTCTGGTTTTGGAGCAGGTTTTTCTGCTGCTGGTTTTGCTGCTGCTGGTTTAACTCCACCAGGAGAAGATCCACCACCTCGTCTGCCACCCATTCCACCACCGGCAGGTCCAGACTTTGTTACTGCTGGTTTATAAACATTAGGATTAGAACCAGTAACTCTACCACCAGCAGCACTAGCTTCGTCAATTTCTTCTACATTTTCTTGACTATAGACTGCTTCGTAAGCAGACATTGCTTCCTTCAGAATATTAGGATCCATTTTTACAAATACTTTTTTAGTTATTTATAAAAAAAAAGACCCCGAAGGGTCAAGCACCAAGAACAGCACCAATATTATCATCAAGTTGCTGAACCACTCCACGAATATCAGAAATGCGAGGAGGAACACTTACTTCATCATAAGTGTATCCTTTTTGTGCCTCAAATAATACTTGGCGAACTGCTGCGGCAGCACGAGCATCCATTTTAACTGTTACTTGTTTTTCTTTAGTCACAGATCTCCCTCCACACGATTTTCAGAACGATAAACATCAAATGCACCTTCAGGATAACGAGCACTCAACTTCTCATAGTTCATTTCCATAATCTCACGGAAGTTGGTGTCAAGTGCCATACACGCTTGAGCAAGATACCAGCAGATATCACCAAGTTCACGCTTCATATGAAAGACATTCTCTTCAGAGTATGGTTTACCTTGGAGAATGATTTTCTTTACAACTTCAGTAAACTCACCTGCTTCAGCACTAATACCCAGAGCAGCAGTCAGAAGACGGGGAACATCAGCATCATTTGCTGCTTCAAGTTCGGTCATTCGTGAAAGAAGTTGTGCGAAGTCACTGCTAGCAGGACTTGTGGTTTGACGTACAAACTCAATATACTTATCACTATCAATAACTTTAGTCATATTAGAATTTAAATCCCTCAAATGATTTTTTAGGTTTCTTTTCTTCATAATCATACTCTTCATCCTTTCCATTGTCAAGGATATCTTGTTGAGCAGATTGTTCACAGTCATAAAGACGCATCTTTGCCCTATCAATACCAATCACGAAACGCTTATGAATGGTAGGGTCATTATAACGATTCTTAAGTTGCTTCACAAGAATCTGTCCAAGTCCTTCAAGTTCTTCTGTAGAAATTAAAGCAAACATCAAGTCTGCAGTAGCAGGAAGACCAAATGATTCTGAAGTATCAGTTAGTTCCACATCAGAAGAACCATAACCAGAACGAGTAGTCTGGGTAGCACTCACAATGGGAACATTAAACTCCACAGCAAGACCACGAAGTTCTTCAGCAATAGACTTTACAAAGGTGTAAGAGTTGATATTACTGTTTCCACGATACCTTGAAGACGCACAGATATTCAGATAGTCAATGAAGATAATATCTGGACGGAATGATTTCTTAAGTGCTAGTTCATTCAAGAGAGACTTGAAGTGTCCAGCGTGTGCAGAAGCAGTTGGATACTCTTTAATAATCAACGTACCTTGCGTCTTCTTCGCAAGGTTTGTGACCTTGTTCTCAAATAGTTGTTTCGGAAGATCCGTGATATCCTGAATTGGGACATTGAGAAGGTTGGCATCAATTCTTTCAGCAATTCGTTCCTCCGCCATCTCAAGAGTGATGTACAAAACGTTCCTGCCTTGCAGTAAGACGGAAGAAGCAACATGGCACATAAAGAGACTTTTTCCGACACCCGTACCAGCAAGAGCGATATTAAGAGTCTTATTAGGTAGACCACCTTTTGTAATCTTGTTAAAGTACTCAAGGTCGAATTCAATTTTCTCTTCCTTTCTGTGATAGGACTCATAGCGTTGTTCATAGTCTAACAGATAATCGTGTCCGATGTGAGTATCAAAAGATACTGCCAGAGCATCTGACAATATACTAGGAATGCTATCACGATTTTTCTTCTCATCTTTACCATCTGCAATATGGATAGACTCCATAAGAGCAAGATAGATTGCTCGATCACGACACCACTTTTCAGTGGTATCAACTAACCATTTAAATTCTGTTGGTTCATCCTCAAGGTAACTCACCATCTGAGTGATTTCTTTGAAGGAAGTGTCATTAATATCTTGACGCTTTTCTACCTCAATACAAAGAACTTCTTTAGTCGCAGGTTGATTATATTCCTGAACAAACTTTAGAATCTCCTCAAATACTATTTTTTGATTTGTATCTTCAAAGTATTCCGATTTGATGAAAGGAATAACTTTCCGAATATATTCCTCATTATGAAGAAGATTGCGGAGAATAAGAATTTCAACTTTGTCCATGCGGCATATCAAATACGAATGTTATTCTTGTCTCATCACCGATGTTTACGGTTCCATGAGGTAGTTTATTATTAAACCAAAGAAGAGTTCCTGGTTCAACAATAGTAGTGTCACTTCCACAAAAATACTGATATGTTCCTAAAATAGAAAGATGATATCGGTCTCTTGTAAGATAGTAAGTTCCTTCATCAATGTGTGCCCCAACAATCTCATCAACGGGCAATGAAAGAAATCCACAACGATGCAATTCTCTATTTCCAAAGTGCTTGCGTATGATCTTTCGTATTTCACTATGATGTTCGTATGCAGGGGTCTTGATGTTTATTTCAGAATCACCAACAAAGTCTTCTTTGCTTTTGACCCCACCCATTATAAGTTGAAGAGCACTTACTGGCAAGTCAGCAAATCCTCTATCAACCAAAGACTGAGAATCCTTCAGATGTTTCTGATGGTCCCAGTCCTGCGGATGTTTTTCAAGTTGATCTACAACTTTCTTTACGTTGATTCCAGTTTTTAGAATCTTTATCATGAACCGTAACTAAACTCCTGTTTAGCAATCTCATCAAGTTGTTCCATTACTTCTGGAGTAAAGTACACTTCAGGTTCTTTAAGAATTTGTTTGGCATAAAGTTTCTTACCATCAATCTCATAACGTCCTGCTACATTCTTCCAAAGTCCACCAATCTCACCGAGTTCAAGAAGACCATAGTAACGATCAAGTCCACGCTCATCGTAGTACAGACGTACTTCAACATCTTTATTCTCTTTACTCAAACGCGACTTAGCAGTCTTAGCTTTGATAATATTGCCGACCACTTCTGTTCCATCTTTTTCTTTCTTTTTGCTGAGATAAATGATCGTACTTGCTGCGTATTTGAGTCCAGAACCTCCCCCCATTTCTTTCGTTGGTACATAAGCTCCGATGACATCGTATGTATGATTTGTGACAATGAGCGGTACATTTGCTTGTCCTAGTTTGAGTGTGAGCATTCGGAAAGCACCTTTGATAAGTTGGGATTTAGTCATATCCCGTACTTCTTTTTCATTCAGTGCATCATTAATCTCTTTACTTGTAGAAAGCATACCAAGAGAATCTAATACAAACATACAGGGTTTGCGATCTTCTACTGGTGCCTTCAAATACATATCTACTGCTTTGAGTGCCTTTGTACGAAACTCCTCAATAGTAACAACGTTAACAACAACCAGACGAGTAGTATCAATTCCACGGGATTCAATTAGAGATTTAGTGATAGCAGCCTCAGTGTCAAAGTAGAGACAGTAACCATCGGGATTAGTATCAAGAAAATTCTTAACCACTGCGAGAGAGAAAAAAGTCTTTCCAGTAGAAGACTCTCCAGCAATAGCAGTAATCTTATTCCCAGATACACCACCAAATACACTACCTGAAACCAGTGCATTAAAAATGTATGAACCCGTGTCAACATAAGTCTCAGTCTCATCAATGTCTGATGCTAGTTTGGTGAAGTCATCACCAATCTCTTTTACAATATCTTTAAGAAAATCCATCACGCTACCATCCCGTATTCTTCACGAAGTATTTTTTTATAAGGTAAACCTTGCTCTCGCAGTTCTTTTACAAGTTTAAGTTTTTGGTAAAGTGCTACATCACCACCAAGGTGCATAGCACTCACGATAGTATTCAATTCGTCGTCATTAATAGGCAAGTCCATCAAGCAAAAAATGATTCAAGGTTTACAGTTTTTTCTACAGACCACCCAATCGAATCAAGAATAATCTTGAGCGGCTCTAGAAATGCTTTCTCAAATTGTAGTTCATAATCTATGTATTTGTCAAGATTAAGTTCCTTCGGAAACTCCTGAATGAAAGAAATAATATTCTCGTGAATGGTATTCGGTTTCTTCAGATAAATGAACTTAATCTTCTCTCCATTTTGAATAAGAGAATATTTGTTTGTCAGTTTGTTCTGCTTAATATAATGATTAAACAGAAGTGCTCCACGAACGTGAATAGGTGTCCCTTTTATATAAATGTCTGATGAAGATTGATACTTTTGGACATCAGAAGCAGATCGTGGAAATGAGATTTGTTCTGGAGGAAGTTTCTTAAACTCTTTGCGGGCATTTTCAATAAAGTCAATCACTTCATCTTCAGTGCCACTCATCATCAACTTAAGAGCATCCTTAATCATCTTACGACAAGGAGCGGGGGTAGAAGATTTAACTGCCTCAATACCCATCATCTTGAGTTTAGGTTCTTCATAACGAACACCTTCACTATCCCACACGTTCAGAATATAACGCTTCTTAGCAGTCCAGATTCCACGGTCAGCGATGTTCTCTCGCTTCATCTGCATCTTCTGATCATAAGCATTCACATAGGTCGCCAGTTCTTGGTAAGAACCTTCAATATACTTTTCAAGTTCCATAGAAGCGACCTTATCAAGGAACGAAACAATGCTTTCAGTAGTTTTCTCTCTCCCCTTGAATACAGTATCAACAACAGGACCCATATTGAGGTAAATAGAATCAGTATCCGAAGCAATAACATAGTCAACATTTTCAGTCTTTAGCAATTTGTTTAGATATGTATTCATTTTGTTCTCAATCCAACGGATTGATACTTGACCACTCAAAGTGATTGCTTCAGCATTTTCAAGTTTGTAGTATCGAAAATACTGATTACCAATGGCACCATAAGCGGAGTTAAGAGAAATCTTTTTTGCCATCTGAATGTTATTACAGCGGGCAATCTCTTTTACAAGTTCTTTGTTCTTGGTTTTCTCATATTGTTTCTTTGCCTCAATCATCTTCTTCTTGAAGATAACACGGTCTTGATACATCTTCTCCATCAATTCTGGAAGGAATCCACGAATGTCCTTACGGAACATCGCTCCATTAGCACATACAGCATAATCGCTGTACATCTCAAAACTGATCTGTTGGTTGAGGATCTTATCTACAGTCACAGTCGGATGTCTTTCATCTACCAGAGTTTCTGGTGAGATGTTGTATTGCATAATCAGGTGAGGATATAGTGAGTTAAGGTCAAAGTTCACAACCCAATCATACTTACCTGGAATAGGTTCTTTTACATATGCACCAGCATACTTTTCATTTTTCTGAGATTTATTCTTTGGTGGAATGACAATATTACGCTTCTTGAGATAGTTGTAGATGATATTGTCCCACATCCGTACCTGATAGAACACATCAGCATAGTTTACCTTTGCGTCATATGCCATCGTAAGTGCGAGTTCAATCAGTTTCATCTTGTCTTCCAAGCGGTCAACAAGTTCCACGTCAACGATGTTGTATTCAATAAACTTCTGCCAACCTTGAGTGTAAAAGTCCTTAAAGGTATCAAACTCACTGTGGTCAAGTTTCTTCTGCCCAAGTTCCACTTCAGCAATGTAATCCAGACGATAGGATTCCTGTGCTTTATAAGTGAACTTCTTATAAAGATCAAGATAATCCAATTGAGTTAGACCACCAACATCAAATGTTGTATGCTTACGTCCATTAATATACACCTCTCCTTCAGTGACCAATCCCCAATTGGAGAAACGCTTCATTAGTTTCTCACCAAGAACACGATTGAGACGCTTACAGATGTACGGAATATCATACAACTGAATATTCCAACCAGTAATCACATCAGGAACATTCACCATCCAATAGTTGATAAAACTATTCAATAGTTCATATTCACTTGGGCAACAATGGTAAGTGACGTTACTTTGCTTGTTGTTGAAAGGTTTTACCCCCCAAGTAATAATCTCTTTAGTTGTATAGTCCTGAATAGTAATCGCAAGGATTTCTTCCGAACAAGATTCAACATCTGGGAATCCCTGTTCAGAAGCAACCTCAATATCCAGAGTTATAAGTTTGATTTTACTGATATCAAACTTAATTTCATCCTCTGGATACTTTTCCGAAATGTACTGGTAGATGTATCTATCATTGCCATAGATTTCAAATCCAGCAATCTCATCATACTTTTTATAGAACTCACGACAATCCCGCACAGTCCCAGGATTAATCGGTTCTACTGCTTCACCACCTAATGTTCTATACTTAGAATCTTTTTTTGACTTTACAAAGAGAGTTGGGAAGAACTCATCTCTTGTTTCAAATCTTTTACCATTTTCTACTCCACGAACCAAAAATTGATTTCCAATCAACTGAACATTAGTGTAAAATCTCATTCCTTAATCAAGTCCTCATATTTTTCAAGTAGAGTTGGAGTTGGATCTGCGAGTGTAAGAATCTTATCCGAACTCATCATAAATGTATTTTCTTTAGTATAACCACAAAGAAATGGTTCCATTGTTTGGTCTTTCTTGACGACAAACGGATTTACAAGTTTGCAGTCTGGTTCGCCAATATCAGCACCAACTTCCTCAATCTGACTGATCAGAATCAGATTGTTCGTCAGTGCTAGTATTTTCGTCAGTTTCTTTTCCATAATTGATTACATCCTTAACATACATTTCTTTTAGTTTGATAGTCGGTTCTACCATTGTTACCAACCAGTCTGCAGGAACAGAAATCTTTTCATCCGCAGATAGGGGCATCCAAGGATACAAAGAAACTTCGAATCCAGACTTCTTCTCAATTTCCCCATCTTCAATCAAACTAGGATTACGCATCCTAACCAGACAAGGTTTATTCAAATAATACCCAATTACCCTAGTATTTTCTCCTTCACCATAAAGCATTTCAGTGACATCGGAAATTAAGTCTTCGCCAGACTTAAGTAGCATTAATTTAATCGTCATAATACAACCTGACCTCCATTCATTTTAGCAAGAAAAAAAGGAGGAGTCAACCTGGATTTTGCCAGGTGCTCCTCGCGCCGACGATATTCAATTATATTTAGAGATAGTCCTTACGTTTGTGATGCTCGGGAACAATCCTACCAAGAGTGACTGTCAGAAGCCCATCCTCAAAATCAACTGATCTAACTTCCGTGTCATCAGAGAGCGTCCAGGAACGTGTAAATGACCGTTGAGCCAAACCCTTGTGGAGATAGTTGGTGTCCGTCTCTTTATCTTCTTTCTGACCTTCGATAAAGAGTTTGCCATCTTGCGTGTAGACATAAACTTCATTCTTTCTAAATCCAGCAAGTGCTAGTTCTAATCTAGATTCCACATTATTTACCTGAACCAGATTATATGGGGGATAGTTTGATGTAGTTTCGTGAAGATGAAATAAACGGTCGAAATATTCATCCATACCAATGCTATTGCGAGTAATCTTATCCAACAGAGTAGGAAGATCCGCAGTGCTATACCTCGATAGGTTAGTCATTATGGTAGCTCCTTTAAAAGCGAGTTTGTGTTTTGTGGACCCTTTCGGCATCCAATACTAATTATACAAGAAACGAAAAAAAGAGGTATCGGCAAAACCGAACCTCTTTTTAGGGTGTTCCGACTTTTGTAGAGTGCCGCACGAATGGCACGTCTTATTTATTCTGCTTCTACTGTTTTTCCTTTCTTTCCAATATTATACTTCTGCTCAAGAATCCAATCACCCTTGTCCTTATAGGCAAGAACTTTGATTTGATTGAGAGGCGCAATATCAGTTACACTATCCTCTTTAACAACGGTAATCAGTCCCCAGTCGGCAAGAAGGCGGACAATACGATTGCGACGCTGTACATCATTCACAGTGAGGTTTGCGTGTTTGCCGTCAAGAGCAAACAGCTCCTTAAAGTGAACAATAAAGTATCTACCTTGCTTGTGAAGAATATGGCAAGATTGATAGAGTTTTTTCTCCTTACGGGACGCAACTCCGATGCGGGTTAAAGTCTCACGAACTTTCAGAAAATCATCAGGTTCATTAAGAATAACTTCTACCATTTGGTCCTGAGACCATTCAACAGTAGGTTCTACCGTAGTAGTCATTTTTTTCCTCCAATATCAAGTCGTTGTTTGATGAAAGTTAGTTGTTCTTTTGTTAAGATCTTCAGTGCTTGAGATGCTTTCTCATTACTATATCCATAGTATGATTTAATACATTCTAAGTCTGCAACCTTATCCTTACGGAGCCAGGGAGAAAATCTCTTCCGTTTCCTAAGAGTATTTAGATAAAATGAATATTGCATATCTTTGTCGAGTTGATGATGCATATTCATTTCATTCGCATACATCACACAATCAATGTGCCCAGATAAGCAACGATTAATAATGTATGGAGGATAATCCTTAATATCTTCCGACAGGTCTTCCTTTGTAAAATTAATTGAGTTCAACCAATCCTTCAGTTCCATAACAAATCTTTATTATAATTAAACAACAAAAGTTCCTTTCTTTCTTTTTGCTCTCGCATATACTCACCAACTGACCTCATCGTATAAGTAAGGTCAAACTCACCAGTCTTCCACTTTTCACCTGTAAAACGGTCTTTTACAAGTTGATCTGAGTTATAACTTACCAATTGATGCATATAACAAGCAGCGCAATCAGCAGCAAACTTATCGTGATCAAATCCTTTATGCATTGATCCCTTACGCCCATAGAGGTTGTCCTTAATGTCGTAAGGAGGATCAAGATACACAAAAGCTCCCATATTTCCATCCAACAAATAGTCGTAGGAATAGTTAGTTATACGCCATTTCTCAATCAGTTTAGAATACTCAGGCAGTTTTTCGATCCCGCGCAAACTGAAGTTGTTGTTGGACGCTTGTGGTGAAAATGATGAACTCTCTGTGAGACCACTGAAAGAACACTTATTGACAATATAGAAAGCCACAGCACGATCAAAATTTGACATATCTTTGTCATTGATATGCTCCTTTGACTTGAGAAACAATTCTTTTGCCAAATCTGGGGTATTGTAAGCAGTTTTACAATCAACCAGTTCGTTTTTTAAATCATTTCCAAACATCTGGAGTTGCTGCCAGAAGTTTACTAGAGGTTCATATAAATCATTTACCCAAATATCTAGGTTGGGATACTTCTTTGTGATGTAAATCGCAACACTTCCACCGCCAAGAAATGGTTCGCGGAACTGTTCATAGTTACGAAGGTCAGGAAAATAAGGTCCCATCTTCTCACAAGCACGGGACTTACCACCAGGATATCGTAAAGGTGTCTTTAGAGATTTCATTCAAACTTTCCCGTTTTATTCTTCGAAGGAATAACATACTCGGGAATACAAGTCACAGAAATGGCAGTAGACTTTGTTGCTTCTGCCATTTCACGATACCCAGATCCAACGTAAATCTGACCACCAACTACAGCAACTGCCATAGCGCCCCAGAAGATGTAATACCACTTTGCTTTTACTTGATGTTCTTTACTCATTTAAATTCACACTCCACCATAATTTCAGTTAATGCTGCTAGGAGATTAATTTCCTGGTCAGCCACGAACGCACATTGGTATTGATACTTAGCAATAACAAGAACGGCAGCAGGGATAGATTGGGGAAGTAAGCAATCATAAACAGCGTCATAAACCCTGCGAAGAAGGTGAGAAGCATCGTTATCCAAGTTGGAGACCACCCACTTTCGGACTTCAGGAAAGTTCTTGTTTTTGAGATGATTAATGAGATCATTGATTTTTACATCACTAAAGGTTGCAAGAATACCAGCGTTGATTTCTCCACTAGAAGAGTATCGTTGACACTCATTAAGAACCCGTCGCCAGTCAGGAAAATGTTTGTTGATAAGTTCAATCAGAACTTTGTTGTCGTATTTGATACCTTCTTTCTGAAGGATGTCTTGCAGGCGTCCATAAAAACCTGCAGCAAGGTTGGCCTTCTCCTTCCCCTTGATACTGAAGTCCACAACGGCGCATCGGGAGTGGAGGGGTTCAATGATTTTGTTTTTGTAGTTGCAGGTGAAGATGAATCTGCAATTGTTACTAAATTCCTCAATAGACGCCCGTAGGAGGAGTTGAACATCGTTGGTTGTATTATCTGCCTCATCAATGATGATGACTTTGTGTTTAGCAGTTGACGAAAGTGATACGGTCGAAGCGAAGTTCTTTGCAGTGTTTCTGACAGTATCAAGGAATCTACCTTCGTCGGATCCGTTGATGACATATACATCTACTCCTAGTTCGTTACAGAGTGCTTTTGCTACGGTTGTCTTACCGCACCCAGCAGGTCCAGCAAGAAGAAGGTTGGGAACCTCTCCTTTATCTAGGAAGTCTTTAAAAGTTTTTTTAGTTGTATCGGGAAGGATACAATCTTCGATTGTTTTGGGTCGATACTTCTCAACCCACAAAAATTCATCACGACTCATAATCAATTCCAATCAGGTTTTTTCAATTCGGAGGTGGGGACGATTTCCCACCATTCATTCCCATCAAAAATATACAACTTATGTGTAACCTTGTCAAGGAAAACATCACCCTTTTGATAGGTCATACCCAATCAGGTTTTCGTTCTGGCATACGAAGATAATTAGATGCAACCCAAGGTTTGGATGCGATATACATCTTGTAAGCAGTAAAAGTGTCAATGCTTGTGTCAAGTTTATATTCATCTGGCATTGCCCGTGCAAATGAAGTCACTTCATTTATTTTACCTTTTGGAAACAAATAGTAAGCATCAACTAAAGTTCTGTAACAGGCGTGAGTTTTATTATACCGTAAGGTATACTCATCGCATAAATTCAAACCGTGTTTAATCAACCAATAGGCATTGTGAATGCTATCCAGTGCCCACTTGGTACAGGGATGATTGCGAAACGCTCCCTTTTCAGTTCTGTAGGGAGTGTTGTCTGTTTTGTACAAAGGACCATAACCTTTTCCCCATTTATCAGAAGCAACGATAGAGAGCATTTGGCAACACTCTAAAGGCATCTTGACAACGTGCTTGTCGGGAAGACAAATAGCACTTTCAGCTGGCCAAGGTGATGTTACAAAGATGTTCATCCGAAAGTTGAATCAGGTTCCAGAGCAATATAATAGCAGAGATCGTGGTTCTTGGATTGGAAACGTGACAAAAGTTTCTGTGACACAACCACTTCATAAGTTCCAGGAAGGATCTTGATATTCTCTACCTTGAAGTTGAAAGCAAATTCAGAATCGGTTTCACCAACAACGATGGAGAAATCATTGGAGGTATCGTTCTTCTTATCACGAACCACAAGTTTCACCACACCTGCTTCACCAACAGCAGAGATATCAGGAAGTTGATAAACTGCTGCTGCCTTCAGGAGTTTGTCAAGTTGTTCAGTGCTCAACTCAAAGCAAACATCTTCAGTGGGGAGATTGATTTCTTTTTCGGGAGGAGTGATGATTACATTCGGATCTGCGAAGAAATACTTGGACCGCATCTTTCCTTCACGGATAACCACATAACTATCATTATCAAAATCCAGTTCAGGACTTTGATGAAGACCAAGACCATTTAGAAACTGGTTCAAATCATAGATACCAAAATCCTTGGGGAGATCTTCAGTGATGGTTGCTTCAGCGAGAATGTTCTTCATCACACTAATGGTGCGAAGTTTGTTACCTTCACGGAAGAGAATGGACTGATTGATAGAAGAGAAGTTCTTCAGGACAGAAAGAGTTTTATCAGAAAGTTTCATAATCAATAATTGTAAGTATTGGTAGTATTTTTGTGAAGACCAGCAAAGTGGTACAGAAGAACACAATAATGGATTGCTTTCAGAATGTCCATTTTAGACTTACCATTCTTCTTTCCAAAACGCGAAAGATACTTGATAGCATTTGAACGGGTAAATGCTTCAGCATCACCAATACTTTCAATCAAATCCAGAGTTTGAGTTTTAGATTGTTCAGAAGTGTAATGGGAATGATAAGTGCTCGAAAGATACTGCTCAACCTCCTTCAGAGTTTTGTCTTCCTCATATTTCCAAAATCCATTTTTATTCGTATCTTCGGGCATATTCAAATTAAAAGTAATGGTGTCGGGAGTATAATCCCCAAAGTAAGTGAAGGGAACAGATTGTGCGGCATAGACAAAATCTTGCGCTCCATTGAAGGAAATAGTATCAGTTCCTTCTCCACCAAAGATTACGGTGTTTTTCCAAGAATCTGGCAGGGAACTTTCGTAAGTGCTCTCAAAGTTTTCAGACATTTTGTTTCATAGTAAAAGGACAAAAAGAGGAGGCACATTGACCTCCTCATATTCTATCAGGATTGTTGCTCCTGGTCAACGGGAAGTTGGAAATCAGCATCCACCTTGTCATAGAGTTCCAGGAATGCTTGCTTGGTTTCGTCATCAAAGCGGTTCACGCAAACTTGGATTGCTTTTGCTTTATCTTGGAAGATGCTGTAAGCACGGATGATGTGAACCAAACGGCGGGTGCTGATGATTTCCTCAATACCACCGTCATAGAAGGTCTTGCGGATGATATCTCCCCAGTCCACCAGGCGCTTACAGAAGTCGCGGTCTTCCACGCCAAGGTCCAGAGCGATACCTTCCAGGATCTTCTGCTCCGTTGCGGGGTTGGGATAGGACTGCTCAAAGGTCACAGGGAAACGCTCCAGGAATGCCTCGTTGAGCACGTTGGTGCCGATAAAGCGTCCATCATCAGAACCCTTACCCTTGGTGTTTGCAGTGGCAATCACATTGAAACCAGCAGCGGGTTTCACCCAGCGACCAATCTTCTTCAGGAACACACCTTTACCCTCAAGGATGGACTGGAGACAGAGGATTTTGTTGGAGGCAAGATCAATTTCATCCAGTAGCAGAATAGCACCACGCTCAAGTGCTTCAATCACAGGACCATTGTGCCAAGCAGTATTCCCATCAACAAGCCTAAAGCCACCGATAAGGTCATCTTCATCAGTCTCAATCGTAATATTTACACGGATCAGTTCACGCTTGAGTTGAGCACACGCTTGCTCAACGCTGAACGTTTTACCATTACCCGACAGACCCGTAATGAACGTAGGGTAAAATAGACGGGACTGGATAATCTTTTTAACATCAGCAAAGTTACCAAACTTGACGAAGGTATCATCTTTTTCAGGAATGAGATTTTGTTCTACAGGAGGAACCACTGCAGGTGCTTGGAAAGTACGTTCGATTTCTTCTACTTTTTGTTGTGTTACTTCAAGGTTCCACTTACCCCGACCAACCTTGAACTGATCCAGTTTCTTAGTAACAGTCTGATAGTTGGAGTCATTCAGAGCACACCACGCACGAACGTCAGCACCAGTCACGCTGTTGCCGTAGAGTGCTTGGAGTGAAGTGCGGATGTAATCAGAAGAGAGTGCCATTTGCGTTTCGTTTCAACCTAGTCATTATAAACGAAAAAGGGGGTCACAAGGACCCCCAGTGGTCAGTTTGCCAACTGGTTCTTGAGTTCCTCAAGGTAGTCAGCACTAGCAATATGTCCCGTATATCCAGGATAATATTTTTTCACAAGTGCTGGAATACCCATAGCAGTTGTGCTGCTATTACACTTAATCCATACTTCTTTTGTGTCGTATTTAACGACGTGCTCAAGTGGAAATTTAGTTTTCATATTCCTCATAAGTAAATGTTTTGTTCTTAACTTTAGTATCAAATTCTCCAGTTTTTCCTGGGTTCATTTTACCAACTTTAACACGCTTACCTTCACCTGGCCAAGACTTATTAGTTCCTACCAGTTGAGCATCGCCTTTTGGTTTCTTTTGAATCAGAACAGAATCCTGATTGTATTTTTTACCAAGTTTAGTAATCGCTTTCTTAAACCTTCTCTTACCCATCTTACCAGAAGAAACTACGTGTGATTTCTCACCAACTTTTTTCTCTTGATCAGTTCCTGGGTTTTCAGTATATCTACCAGATACTTTAGTAGGTCCTGGAAGACCAGCACCTCTAACATCCTTTTCTAGTTGCTTTGAACGTGCTTTGTTTTCTTTCTTTGACTTATCACCTCTTTGGGCAGACATAATTGCCATACCACCCTTCTCTGATTTTGAGCGAACTCTATTGAGTGAGGTTTCGTCAATATATTCTTCTCCAAGTTCTCCCATCGCTTTTTGCTTACGGAGTTTCTTGGGATTCTTCGTCTTATCTGCAGAGTAGAGATTATCATCACCCTCAGGGTCCATAGAACTACGATGTCTTGAACTTCTTTCTGCATCGTCCAGTTTTGCACGACCACTCTTCGCTTCATCAGGAGAATAGGTCCTACCACTGTTATACCATTCTTTACCAACGTGCCCTCTCTTCTTGGCATCGGCAGAAGCTTCTCTACGCTTGAGTTTTCTGCGGTTTGCTTTAAAATCTTTCATGGTCATGCCTTCAGCAATTTCCATGAACTCTTGGAATGTTCTCATGCTACCAAAGAGATAAACTCCCCTAATACCTTTTTATTTAGTTTCTTAGTCTTCAGAGACTTGACAAACGCAGATTTGATTTGCGACTTAGTGGCATCTTCAGCAACTTCAAACTCAGTATCCTGAGAAAGTGCCGTAGCAGAAAGACCAAAGTACGCATCATAACCAGAGTTAGTGATTGTGAAACTCTTCAGTTTCTTCCAGTCACTCTGAATTTTCTCATACTGTTTATCAAGTTGAGAATGGTAAAGTTGGATGAAACGATGAGCATTACGGCTTTCAAGAACACGAATACCAATAAAGTTCATTGAAGAGAACTTGTCTTTCAAGTTATTGAGAAGAGTGTCCGTAAACCCATGATATCCATCATTGATTTTGTAGGTGGTTCCAAGTTTACGATCCCGAAGAAGAGTATTGTACGAGTTAACATAACCACTACCAAGATGTGGAGTTTTTTCCCAGTGACGCTTAACTTCCCTGTGAAAGGTAAGTTGATTTGCTTCACCATCTGTTAGAACAATACACTGAACTTTCTGGAGTTTGTTTTCCTTTTGGAACTTCGGGAGGATTTGATGTAGAGCAATCAGAGCCTCATTCAAAGGAGTTCCCGAAAGAGCCATCCGACTGGAGTAAGTGTAAGGAGAATGATAAGTGCGACCAAAGCAATAAGCAAGACGCCAAATATTCAACAGTTGATGCTCCAGATCCTTGCCATTCACTTTGCTAGTAAGAATGTTCATCATAGAAAAACTTTCATCAACAATCAATAGATTTTCTTTCTTCTCATAGTGAGGAGTGCGATCAGCAGGAAGAAACTTGTCATTCTCATAATCATACTCACCACGACGCCATTCATTCGTAAAAGCGTAAACCTCAAAGGGAATATTGACTTTTTTACAGAACCATACAAGATTAAAGAGTTGCTTACAAGTATCCAGCATCACATCAGACATAGAACCGCTCCAATCCAATACAAACACCAGACCGTGATTTTTACCATCAGGAATTACTGAAACTTTCTTAAAAAGGTCCTCATTGTACTTGTAAGTATGAAGACGAGCAGTATCAAGAACACCAGTGCGAGCAGTTGACGCACGAGCATACTGGTCTGCTGCTTTGCGACATTCAAACTCTTTCACAAGATAGTTGACTTCTTTTTGAGCAGAAGTCTTGAACTTCTTGAACTCAGTATCAGATTCTTTGTAAAGATTTGCGGGAGTAAATCCCCTATCTTTAGCGTGATTGTTATGAAGAACCTGCTGATGCAAAAAGGAGAAAT